ATCGGAGGAACTTCGTCTTCGTCTTCGTCTTCGTCTTCGTCTTCGGCTTCGTCTTCGGCTTCGTCTTCGGCTTTGACTTCGGCTTCAATCTTCTTTAACTCTTCATCCGAGATTTCAATTTCTTCATCGGATTCACCTTCACCGGCAAATCCTTCCTTTTGAATTTGCATCATACCCCACACGATTAACAAAAACACAACCGTGTGCAAAGTAAGACCGGCGATCGACGGACACCCGTTCGGGCTCGACACCCAACCACCAAGAATTCTACGCATGATGATGAACGTGCTCGGATTCGCCACGATAAAGAAAAGCAGAGCCGAGATCACAGAGATGACAAATTTGTCACGCGCCTTGGAGCCACCGCATCCACATCCACAATCTTTAAAGAGACCCATTGTTTACTGTTCCTGGAGAAAAAAATTTGCTTAAAGTTTGGACTCCTAATAGAAATATAACATACACAAACATGTCGCTCACTATCCAACAAGCATCCGAATTCAACCCCGCGTCTGTGGGATTTTCGAAACTTCGTAAGAACAAGAACGGTGGCAAAGCTGTCTACCTCAACGGCGACAACAACAGAAAACTTTACATCCAACTTCCGTACATGCGCTCTCCGTATGGCTTGAGCGCTTACACCGACGAAACGAGTGGACGCACGTCGTATTCGCTCGACCTTTCGTTCGATACCGATAACGCGGAAGCCATGGAACTTCACGAAAAGTTGAAGCAACTCGATGACATCATCGTCGAAACCGTCGCCAAGAATTCTAAGGAATGGCTCGGTAAGGAATTCAACGTCGCTGTTCTTAAGGAAGCTTTGTATAAGCCGCTCGTTCGACCGGGTAAGGAACAATACCCAGCGACTATGAAGCTTAAGATTCTTACGAAGCCGGATGGAAGTTTTGTTCCTGAAGCGTATAACACGAAGCGTGAGAGTGTTTCCCTGGATACAGTCGAAAAGGGTCAAAAAGTTCTCACGATTGTCGACTTGAACCAAATCTGGTTCATCGATAATAAGTTTGGTGTGACCGTTCGTTTGCAACAAGCGCTTCTCGAACCGTCTGCCAGGCTTCCGTCGTTTGCCTTCCAAGGCGTTTCTTCCGGTGAAGAAGATGAAGAGGAAGAAGAGGACGACATCGAAGTGGATGAAGACTAAATACGTGTGCATATTCACCATCAATCACAAGATTGATACGTGGCTTTCCTAAGTCACGTATCAATCTCAAAAAAGTCAAAAACAAAAATGGAAGCAGCACAAGCTATCAAGTACGGTAGTATCGAGGGCCTTCGATATAATGAGCATCAAATCATTTATGAAATTGAATCGAGATGTGAGGATTGTTCAACTGAGTATGAAGATTACATGACATACTGGATTGCGTCACACAAAGACAAGGATGTTGCCACTGAAATGTTTGAGGTTTTCATGAATACATGCTCTAGTGTATTTAACCTCGACGCATCCGAGGAAGTCATGGACTTGTACGCGTGGCCAGCGATGATCGGTGCAATTGGTACAGAAAATACGGATATATTGGACTACATTAAGGGATATCTCGGCAAAGAGAGGATACATGAAGAAATGTATGAACAATATGGCGACGAAATGAACTGGCCAGAGTCTCTAAAAACTTTTCTTAGATTGTAATAAGTATGGTGAAGCTTGCGGACCTTGTCCATATTGCCAATAATGCCAAGACCGATGCTCAGAAGAACGCGGTCGGTGAAGAACTCAAGAAGATGGTACGGGGTAAAAAGGCGTGTAGTCCCAAACAAGAATTGTTCTCGAACACGAATCTTAAAATTGAAAAGGGAAAGAACCTCCGAAAGCTTGGAGAGGGTCAGTATGGCGCCGTGTTTTATGGTTGTCTCGAAGATAAGTGTGCTACGAAAGTTGCCATCAAAGTGACGAATGAACCTTCCGCGCGAATGGAATATCGCATTGCGGAAAAGTTGAGAAGTATGGGTGTGCCTCGTATGTATCACTTTAAGTCATGTGGAGATGAGAAGGACATTCTTTATTTTGAATATGTCAAGGGTGAACCACTTTCAAAGTGGATGTCTAGAAATCAAACATCCGACGATTACCGTCAATTGATTTCACGACTTATTGGGAACTTGAAGAAAATCCATGAAAAGTATCCAAAGTTTAGACACCACGACCTTCACTGGAACAATGTTATGGTGATGAAGGGGAACATCCCAATCATGATTGATTTCGGTATGTCGGTGATTGAAGGTGTTAGAAATCCGGTCGTCTCAAACGGTGATTTCACAAATGCTGGTATCTCTACAAAGTCACACTACATGTATGACGCGCATTACATTCTCAATATCATTCACAGTTTCACAAAGAATCAACAGGTCCGAAAGTTTATAGAAAATTTGTTTCCAATGAGATATCTGAAACATAAGTCTGACGTGGTTTCACAAAGTCGTCTTCGTCTCATGAAGCATAAAGGTCTTCCCACCTATGATGATATTCTCGAGCACCCGTTCTTTAAAAAACCCATCGTCGTTCTACCCAAAAAGGTGGTTGCGGTGCCCAAATCAAAGCCTATGGCTAAGCCTAAAGTCAAAACCGCGAGCGCCATTCGTCGCGCCAAAGCTATTCTTGAAAAGGAAGCCGCGATGAAGGCCCGCCCACCAAAGAGACCCGGCGTTGCGGTCGCCAAGCGTAATCCCACCGTGAAGCAACAAGTTCAAGAGATTGAAAATAGAATTAAGCCAAAGACACCCGTGGTACAAAGACCCAAAATATTCATGAACAAGAATGGTGACCTCAAGATTGAAAAACGAAAGTGTCGCCTCTATAAGAAAGAAGAACTCGCCAAGATGTTCAAGTTGGATCCAAAATTGACCAAGGAACAAATGTGCAAGTTCATAAAAAATATGTAATGGTATAGTATAAAATATGTTAGCATTCGCCGTTTTGATCGTTGTTGCGATATATGTCTTGTCTCGAGTGCCGACGCGTATTCCTAAGGGTAAGCCGTGGACTATTTATGGGACCATGGGATGTGGATGGACTCGTAAACAGTTAGATTACATGAAGAGGACTGGTAAGCCATTTACATTTATCAACTGCGATAAAAATGGCTGTGAAGGTGTGGAAGCTTTTCCAACCCTTGTCAGTCCGGAGGGTGTGCGTCATACGGGCTATAAAGAGGTTTAGATACCACGAACAGCCGCGATGGAGACGGAAAGCACAAACGCGTCAAAGAGAGACGAGATCGGCTTGAGCACGGTGATGTGCTTGGCGAGAGAGCGGTTCCAGAACACGCGAAGAAGGAAGGTTCCGATCAAGATATTGAGAAGGAACACAAGGGCTTCGGTGATGACGTCGGACTTGTTTTCGGCCTTGACGATTTCTTTGAACATTTATTATGTATCCATATTTTTTTCTGAGCCAACTGTAAATGGCACCGCTTCCTCTGAGTGGCTCCGAAAGAAAGTTTACAAATAGACGCTGGGGCACGTCGACTGGTATCGGTAATAACAATTGTTATGCATACGCTGTTGGGGACTACGAGGCGTACCGGTACCAGAAGTCAATCCCCGGGGACAGGTCTGGTCTATCGAATAGACCCCATAACTATACACATTGCAAAAGCCTGCCGGAGCGTGTCGTCTCGGATAACCCGAAAAAGGTCTATCCGGCGAAAGGTAATGAAAAGTGTAAAAAGGGGTATTTCAAGGTCATGATGTTTGTGTCGCCTGGACGCCCGACAAATTACATTCGTCAAGGGGATTTTCACTTTTATGTACAACACGGTGTCGTTGAATACAAAGTGAAGGAGGGGGATACTGTGAAAAGCATCGCGAAATTTTTCAAGGTTCCCGAATCAAGAATTAGACAAGCTGGAAAGATTGAAAAGGGTAAACGTATCGTGTTTAAGGCGAACGTCTTCAGTCACAAGCGGGGATGGGCAACTGGTCCACTTCTGACTGATGCGAAAGGAAAGGCTATTACCGACCCAAGAAAAGCGTCTAGAAACTATCCTGGTTTGAATTACAGTAAATATTGTAGCTCATTCTGTGTCCGTGATCGAGGCATCAAAGTCGGTAAGACTCACCCCAAGGTCCGACAAAAGACTGTCTAAATCTATCGTATTTTCTACATCAAACGATATATCAAACAAATCCATCACGTTAAACATGACGTCTTCGTTCAGTGCTATACTGTTCGATGTGGCTGCATAATTATTCTGTATTGTCAATGTGACTTTGAACTGTGAAACGTCGAATACTTTTCTACATAAAGGACATGTATTCTTACCTTTCTCTTTCCAATCGTCCAGGCACTTTGAATGAAATATATGTCCACATCGAATAGGCGGATTCAATCGTTGTGATCTCACCTGATTAAGACATATAGAACACGTGCTCATCCTGGAGTACTACATTAAACTTTTTTACCATATTTTACTCACAACGCCCGGTCGCATGACGAGCATCGGTCGTTGGTATCTTGCATCGACTGGACTTGGTTAATCAAGTTCGGGCCACTTCTTTGAAGGAGTTGGCGGTACGCGTAATTGTCGACGAGCGGAACCTTGTTGGATTCCATGATCTTATTGTTGAGCAATTGAGAAGACGTGTTGATGGTGAAGCATCGTCCGTCGGCCATACCAAGTCGTTGAGACATTTTGTTAATATTACATTAGAAATTTATTGGCCTGTTCTCGATGGTGCGTAACCACGAGTGAAATCCCTTCTCCCTGATTCTGGGGATGAGCGTCTCACATTTATAGCCAAGAAAGACGTCAAAGTTTTCCTTTTCCGACGTCTCGGACACTCGAATGGATGGGTTTTCATTAATGTGCCGATTGATAATGTTGTACGCAAAAACAATTTCCTTAAGAGTCTCGGCACCTGTGATGATAATCTTCCCAGTCGAAAAGATACTTGTCGTGATTTCTTTCATCTCTTCCGCGGGTTTGAATTTGATTTTCACGGCAGAATACCTGTCTGGTTCAAACGACACTTTGAAAAGTCCGTTATGTTTTTCAAAGTGATTGGCCACCATCATGAGATTGATATTGTAATTGAGACTGAAATTGGAATTAATCATGACGATACGAAAAGAATCTGGTGACACTTCGCGTTCCATATTGAGGCACACTTTCAAGATGTACGTGAGTTGTGTAATGATCCTTTTGCAATCAAAAAGATCGGAACACCCGGCCACCTGAATGCTTCCGTTTGGAAAAACTTTGATAGACTTTGTACTGTAGACATCTTCATATGTGAGTGTAATCTGATTAAAGAATGTCGTCGGTTTCAGTTTCCACTCAAAACCATCGAACTTCGAACCACTTCTACGAAGCCTGATGGATCCAAGCTTCTCGAATGCTGTTCGGAGTTTCTTGATATCAATCTCTTCGATGAAATTAGAAATCATCGTGATTGTAGTAATCTTTATCCACGACGGTTTCATGTTTTCGGGCATTTTGTTCCTAAACTCATCGAGCGTGAGTAAATAGGAAAATGTATTGTTTGCTATGCCTGTGTACTTCATGGCTTTGACTTGAAATTTACACGAACCAATGGCACTTAGGTGTCTATAAATGGTTTAGAGAAGAGAGTGGATGTGAAGACATGAGTTCATTCTTAAAGAGAGCACTCGTCGTCCATGACATCGAATCGGATCTCGCCTATGTTGAAATTAATTACCTAAAATACGTACCGGGACGTGGATACATTGATTTTGTTGATTACATAAACACAAAACCACGAGGCGACTGGACGGAAATTGTCTCTCGCAAGCAATCTATTCAGTATGAAAACTTCCTCGAAACGATGGTTGAACCGACTCATGAAACGCGAGTTAAAATGGCGACGATTGCACTTGAGAATATTCTCTGTGGAATTGCCGACATAAAAACGTACATTCGTGTAATGAACGCGGTAAAAATTATTGATCCCACATTTACACCTCCATTCATTAATAAGAAGAGTGCGTGGCAGCGAAAATACGCCGAGGATTTCTGTCGTGAAGTTCTTCCGGATGTTATCGAACGTACCATGTCGACAAAAAATCTTTTACGCTTATTTAACGTCTTAAAATTAATAGAACTGCAATGATCAAAATAATCAAAATAAGAGCATGTCTAAAATCAAAACGCATACGGGGTGCGGGATTATTGTGTCTGTGGTTCGGGTTTGCGTGTGCGACGAATCCATAATCGATATTCCTTTCTGGATAAAGAGGTCGGTCATCAAAGCAGTTTGGCTTTGATGGTTCACACATGTCTTTCGTACGCCAACCACCCGTGCGCGCGTAATCACAGAAGGGACTCTTTTCATCCTGAACCTCCATACCCGACTTCTCTTTGACGAGGCTTCGATCAGCAAAAGCGCTGAGCTGACGAACACCACCCGGCAAAGAAAAATCGCGAGACACGAACGGATTCACATCATTGATCGTATCCTGATCACAAAGCATGTACTTGCTCATAGTTAATAGTAGGCTATATTTTATATTTTTTGGTCTTAAGTTTTTGTCTATGCTCCTCCCACATCTGATCGAGATCAACATTGAGCATGTGCGCGAGTTGGAAAAGATAACTAAACACGTCTCCCATTTCCATCATGACATCCGTTCCCCTGTCCTTTTTTAGATTTGTCTTTTTGTATGTTTTCTTCTGTTGACGAATCGCCGAGGCGAGCTCACCGACTTCTTCTGTCAAAAGTAACCATACCGTATCAATCGCGGCTCTATCCCAACCCTTAGATTTACAAACTTTTTCGGTCTCATCCCTGTAGTAGTTCAGACTCATCTTATCTGAC